CGTCCAGGGCATCCTTGACCATCTGCTTGAACCCTTCACGGTGGCGGGTATTGGTGGCTGAGATGCCTTCATCGGTATATATGCCGACAAATTCCCAATCATCCCGCCCCTTAATATAATGAGTATAATAGTCTACCTGCGCTTCATAGCTGGTAATCTGGTCATCATGGTCTGTTGATACACGGGCATAGCCGGCGACCCGTCGTTTTTGTTGAGTATCAAGCGGCTTTGCTTTAAAGTTTCGAATCGTTGCTGGTATTCTTTGAACTACCCTCATAGTAAATCCACTCCTTCAGTATGGCCATCCAGGAATCTGAACAACAGGCTTCCGTCCACCTGAATCTCGATATCTTTTATTTGGGTTTTGAACACTTCCGCATCAAATTCGGGAATTCCAAGGATGTATGCTGCTGTCTTTTTCAAGGTATCCTCCTTGATACCTGTTCTGTGTATGCATTTATGTCTGCCTCGAACCCGCCAGTATGGGACAGCCCCGTCCTTGCGCTTATCCAAGATGCGGATGAACGTTACTTCGCATCTTGGACACCGGATACGTCCTGAGAAAACCGTAAAGCGGCCAGTTCCACCGTCCTGTCGGTATCGCGTCATCCAATTTCTCTGCTTTTTCTTCAATTCTTCAGTCCAGCAGTCCTTCAATGCTGTAGATTCCCAATTCTTTTCTATTACTCGGCCATCGGTCATATAGAACATTAGCTTTTTATAAGCCGGAACCACAATCATTGTCACCTTTTGCAGGAATTTCTGTTCTTCGAAGTCTTCAGTCCCAAGGACGGATGCACAGGCTTTCTTTAGCGCTGGCTCTGGGATGGAACCGTGAGCGCCACAGTTCGTTCCTTTGCCCTTGTGCGATTCACAAGCCCAGTATTCACTGACTTTTCCTTTATATCTGCGGACAACATGCGTATAGCTTTTCCCACAGATTCCGCATTTGATTACGCCGGTAAAGCAGCAGGTATTCAGAAACTTTCTGGCATAACCGCCCTTTTGGAGACCATCCTGTTTGCGTCGCGCCATCTCCACCTGAACTTGTTCAAACACGCCGGGCTCTATAATCGCTTCATGATGATGTTCCACCACGTATTTATCTTTTTCGCCGTGATTATATATTTGATGCTTATTGATTGGATCAACCACAAATGTTTTCTGAATTTCGAGAAGACCAGTATAGACAGGATTCGTGAGAATCTGCCGGATGCTGGCGTCTTTGAAGAAATTTCCATACATGGTACGGATTCCTTCCGCTTTAAGTTCTCGTACGATATCCTTTCTGGTCTTGCCGCTCAGATAATCCTCGAAGATTCTTTGAACCACTTTTGCTTCATACGGATTGGTAACCAGATTATCGCCTTCCCAACGATAGCCATAAACAAAGAACTTGGCATGCGGGATGCCCTGTTCAAATTTCTTCTTGAATCGCCTTTTGATATTGTCACTGATAGAACGGCTTTCTTCCTGGGCAAAGGATGCCAGGATAGTCAGCATCAGTTCCCCATCCCCACTCATAGTATGGATATTTTCTTTCTCGAACCAGACCTCGACGCCCTGCTCTTTCAACTGGCGTACCGTCTGGAGAAGGTCGACTGTATTCCTGGCAAACCGCTGGATGGATTTGGTAAGGATGATGTCAATTTTGCCCGCTTCCGCATCTTCCAGCATCCGCTGGAAATCCTGCCGCTTTTTGATGCCCGTCCCGGAGATGCCGTAGTCCGCATAGACACCGGCGTATTCCCAGTCCGGGTTCTTCTGAATCAGGCTGCTATAATAGCTGACCTGTGCCGAAAGGGAATGTTGCATCCGCTCCGATTCCATGGAGACACGGGCATAGGCTGCGACTTTCTTGCGCTTCTTGATTTTGGGTATGCTTTGTTCGATTTTACGGATAGTCCGCATAAAATCAGCTCCTTTCGACACTATATATCACTCTGTTTGATACAATTATCAAGTGTATAAGTTCCCTGAAAACGGCTGATATTGGCGAATCATCGCCTGTTCGAAGTCCCGGTACTCCTTCTCGGTGATGAGCTTTGCCGCCAGCATCGTCCTTGCCAGATGCATCGTCACTTGGAAGGCTGCTTCATTATGAAACGTCCTTTTATCCATGGTGGCCACCCCCGAAACGGTATTCGATATAGCAGGCATGGGAGCAGAACTTCCGATGACTGTTGCCGTAGACGGTGAATTCTTTCCCGCAGGCCGGGCAGATGAAGGTGTAGACTGCCTTCCGCTTCACCAGCTCCAGATGTGCGTTCCACCACTTGTTTCGGCAGGCATCGCAGCAGAAGCGTTTCCGCTTCCGCCCTGGATTCTGGGCAATGGGCTTTCCGCACTGCTCGCAGACCGCTGTCACCTTTTTCGTAACCAGGCTGTGCCGCCTGCAGAACGATTTCACCGTATTGATGGAAATACCAACTGCTGCCGCAATCTGCCCGTACCCTGCCCCATCCCGGCGCAAGGCGATAATCTTTTGCTTCTGTTTATCCGTCATCGAGGACACCTCCTGAAAATTTAGCTTTCAGGAGTAATAGGACAAGACGGCTATCGTTAAGTACTTCAAGAGCAAAAAAGAATACGGATGCCCATGTGAGCATCCGCTGTTATAAATAGTTATTCAATTATTTTCCGCAGTATTCGCAGACGATATCTACGCACTTTTGCAAATTTTTCTTTATATCGCTTTCCCAAAAACGCAGAACTAACCAGCCCATATCGGTTAATTCATCATTAACTTCTTTATCCCGTTCCACATTCCGCTTCAGCTTCTTCTGCCAATATTCCTGGTTAGATGTTATCTGTTCACCTGGATGTTCCTGATGCCCTTTTGCATGCCAGAAATCGCCATCAACAAAAATCGCAATGCGATAGCGAGTCAGAGCAATATCAGGGGACCCTGGCAGTTTCTTATAATTTTTTCGATAGCGCAGACCACGATGCCATAATGCTTTTCGAAGAAGGATTTCCGGTTTGGTGTCTTTCCCCGGTATACAACTCATGACATAGGAGCGTTGCTTATTGAGTCCCAAAGCAATCATCTCATTCGAACAAAGGTATCATGCTTTCTTCATTTTGCTTTTCCAATTCTTTTTTTATCTTTTTCTTCATTTCTTCTGCCCAAGTTATATCACTTGTGTTTTTATATCTAGAATATGGAAAATCAGCCGGTGGGTTTCTATCAATTCCTTTCATATCATCAATAATAGTCCTTGCTATTGCCTCACCAAGCTTAATAGGAACAGCATTGCCGATTTGTTTATATTGTTCTAAGATTGGACCACAGATTTCCCACGATTCAGGAAATCCTTGAATTTTACTATATTCCTCGACACTTAACGGCCTATTCTCGGTTGGATGGCATAAATCTGTTGCGGGCATTGTCGGATTTGTAACCAGTGTAGGGGAAGGCTTTTTCCAAGCCAATCGTCTAAAAAATCCAGTTTTACCGCCACCAAGCTTTAATTTATTTCCCATTGCTTCAACTTGCAAATCCTTAGGCAAATCTTTCCAATATTGCCCCTCTCGCAAAAGTCTATAATACTTTAGACGATTTTCTGGAAATTCTATATGATGATGTTGTTTTACTTTTAATGTATTAAATGCATCTTCTAAAGTTTTCCAACTAGATAATTGATATTTGGGATCATTTGAATTCGTCGGGTATAAATAAGGAACTTTTTGATTACCTAATTTCCCAATCATAACAACACGTTCTCGAATTTGAGGTGCCCCATAATTAGCGGCATTATATAAATTAAAGGAAACTGCATATCCTGCCTGTTTTAACCGTTCCAGTATAACACATAGTGCCCCACCCTTTATTGGCGATTTTAATCGACCATATTGATACGGCGTAGATAATAATCCCCTCACATTTTCTATCACGACATATTTTGGTTTCAATTCAGAAACAATTTCTAGGTATCGCAAAAAAACGTTACCCCGTTCATCTTCGAATCCTTTTCTGTTGCCCGCCGTGCTGAAGGCCTGACAAGGGGGGCCTCCAAAAATCACATCTATTTGCCTATCTTTTGGAATTTTAGCAAGTTTAAGTATATCCTCGGCTGTATATTTATTGATATCGCCAATCAGAGCCATCTCAGGACGATTTTTTGCAATGGTCATTCTACAATATTTATTGAATTCACAAGCAAGTAATGATTTTATGCCACCTTTTTCCATACCTAAATCTAGTCCCATAGCACCCGAAAAAAAGCTTAATGCAATAAGAGGTGGAATGTCAGAACTTCTTCTTTCATGATCATCCGGTTCAATAAAAAAATCATCATCTTTAATAAATTTTTGTAAATCACTGGGTGCAATAAGCCATTGTTTTCCGACCCTAGATGATTTTAAACGATTTTCCTTTATCAGCTTTCTTACATATTGAGGGGTAACTTTCAAATACGTTGCTACTTGTGCAACTGTAAGAATATCTTCCATAGCTACAATCAGTCTCCCTTCTGTTTCGTTAAAGAAACTTTTATATGACCAATAATAGCATACGTGAAAAAATTTATCAAGATATTTATAAATGCAAAAAGGAGAAGGCAAATACCATTCTCCTTTTACATTTACATAAAAGTCGCTTCTATTTGTTTTATCGACTTTTTTAAATTTGGGATTATATCTTTATCATAATCAATTCCAATTTTACTCCAAAATTCCTTACCTACTAATCTATTTAATTCTTTTGGTGCCGTCCAACTAGCACCCGTATCAATACATGCCACAAACCAATTATAAGGATACTTTGATAATTCTTCAACTGTACGTTTTCCTTGAGAACCAGTTAATGTATTTCGTTGCGTTTTTAGTTGCGTGTAATATAAGTGATTTTGATATAAAACTATTACATCTACTTCTGGAATCTTAAAATGAAAATTCAACTCAGGCGAAATTACATTAGGTGCTAAATTAGCTATTTTTTCCCATAAAAGGCCTAATTCAGTACTATATGTTCGTGTAATAGTATTTGCAGAGCTTAATTTCATAGCCCCACTTATTTGATATACATTTTTGCTTTCACGGCACACATTATTTTGTTTTTCTGTCAACTCTGGAATAATAGAACTGGTAAATCGGTCGAACAAAATTGAAATATCCTGACGCCTATCCGGTTTTTGTGCTAAATATTGCATAAAATCTTTTTCAGTAATATGCATATAAATCATCCCCTTTGACTTCTGAAAACAAAGCATACCAAAAAGATGCGACATCTTCCCCTTCCTCTTTCAAAATACCGTCATCTCTTGGTCGACTCTTATTTTATTCCAGTATAACACGAAAAGCCGGTATGGAACATCTCCCCGATGCTCCATACCGGCTTTTTTCTACGCAATCTTTTGTTTGATATCCGCTACGATAGCTTTGACTGCCTGCTGCAACAAAACGATATACAACCTGTTTCGAATCTTCACCCACCAGCTCGTTGTGGTCTGGATTTCGGTTTCCAGCGGGTCGGTGAGGTTCTTCATCTGCGCTTCGACGAGCTGCTGCAGGTCATCAAGGTCGATGGCTTTGATGGCAGATTCCGCTTCTTCCCTGGCAAAGGATACAACAGTTTCAGCTACGGCTTTCTTGATTTCTTCCCGGTTCATGATCATTTTCCTCCATAAATCAACAGTTCATAATCGGTAATGCCGCGGGCCACGGCTCTGGCCATGGCATCCTGGGCGTTTGCAAGGATTTCTTCATCGTCAGGATTGGTGATGAAAGCCAGTTCGACGAGGACAGCGGGCATGTCGGTATTGGTCAATACATAGAGTCCGTTGACGCCAGGGGTGGCAATCTTCACGCCACGGTCTGTCGTATCCAGGGAATTGACGATCTGTTTCTGGATACAGTTGGCCAGTGTGCTGCCGCGATAGCTGCCCGCGCAGGCCCAGGTCTCAGTGCCATTTGCCTGCTTTGCTTCAGCGGCATTGCAGTGGATGGAAACGAAGATATTGGCATTGCTGTTATTCGCCGCTTCGCAGATATCGTACAGGCTGTCGGACTGGAGCAGCTCCGTTTCGACGCCGGCGGCATCCAGGTAACTTGCTGCAGATTGAGAAACTGCCAGGGCGACGTCGCACTCGCGCAGCCCCGTTTCTTCATTTACGGCACCGGGATCAGGATTGCCATTCGGCGCATGGCCGGGATTCAGGAATACTTTCATTGTTTTTCTTCTCCTTTCTGGTTGACGGCGGACTTGACCGTGCCGCCAATGTAGCCGAGCAAGCCGGATGCGATGGACATGGCCAGCTCGTTGAGGTTATAAAAAATGGCCATGATCAGGGCTGTGACCAGCCCGATGATGACCAAGCAATCGGGGATATTGATTTTATCGATAAGCAAAAACTCACGCTCCCTTCGGGGTGACGCTTACAGCACCGTCTTTACGGACGATATCGAAATCTTCCATCGGCAGGATGCGGTCGGCTACAGACTTCCAATGGCTGTCTGCCTTATAGGCTTCCAGTGCAGCCCTGGGAACCAGGACTTTCGTCTGCGACGGAATACCACGCTCATAATTTGTTCCACTCTCGACAACAAAATCAACGTTCTCATTATCCAGGATGAGATATTCCAATGCGGTACAAGTAGAAAAGGTATGGTACGTATTGATGGTCGTACTGCCGACATTTCTTAACGTATCGAAGTAGACGCATTTGAGATTCGTGCAGTATGCAAACAGACTGTAGATGGCATCAATGTCCCCAAAACCGCTCATATCCGCTGATTCCAGATTGCTGTTGCCCAGGAACAGCGAACCCAGGCTTGTGATGAGGCTTTTAGAGATACCACTCAAATCGACATATTTTTCATCAAAACCTGTCCCTACATTATTACCTTTTGATGGGCAGAACAGGTTAAGAAGTGTATACGAATTGCGGGTAACATCCATGACGTAAATTTTGCTGTTGGCTTCGATCTGGCTTTTTGAAGCCAGCTCTGCCGTCAGGCCCGGATCCTGATAGAGCTTGTTTTGCCCTAAGTAAACGGTGGTATACCCTTCCGGAACCGTGACATCGGTCGGGATTTGAACTGCCTCAGAAGCCGTAATGGTAACGTCGCCGCAAATAAGGCCATCTTCCATCTTTCCTGACACAATCGCCTTGCCGCCAACCCACCCCGCGTCGGGAGTTATCTTCGTCTTGAAAGCATACGAAATGCTAAGCGTAGCTTCAGATTCCAGATTCAGTGTTTCATTTCCAGACCTTGCCAGGGTATTTATCGTTTCCGCTACTTTCGGTGTAAAAGAAGCAGAGATGGTCTGATGCGGTACTTGCTGGATGGTCACCTTATAGGGTGTGGCAGTAACAGTGCTGGTGCCGCCGCTTCCCGTATTCGTCCCTGCTGTATAATTGCCATCTGCGTCATAGAAAGTCTTGCCTTTGGCTACATCAGCCGCTTTTGCTGTCGTATCAGATACTTCGCAGAAACGTGCCTTACCGCCACTTTTTAAAGGAATCAGGACTGCCGGCACTTCACTGTAACTGGCACCGGCAATCTTCACATCTACTTTCATATTTTCTCCTCCCTACACGACCGTCAGGACTTTCGTCAGGCTGTCCTGGGAAACGGAAACGGTCGTCAGGCTGCCCGTCACCTTGGTGCCGTTGACGTAGGCCGTCTTACCGCTGACAATCGTCCCCGCAGCAGCAGTGGCATCACTGGTATCGACAACACTGGACTTGCCGCTAATGCCAAGGACAGTCACCCCGGACTTGATGTTGCCGCTGACGAGTTTGGCCTGTTCCTCCTTGCTGATACGCACGGAGCCGCTGCCATTATGGAAGCCGGCCGGAATGGTGTACGCACCATCGGCTTTTGCAATGCTGCCGCTGACAGCACCGTTATTGCTCATTGTCCCGGTAACAACCCCATTTCCAAGGAAGGCCGACTTGCCGTTCAGAATATCGCCGGAAGAGGCAGTAGCACCAGACGTATCATAAAAGACAGCGGTACCTTCCCCTTCTGCCAGAGGAATCGAAACCTGCGGCACTTCTGCATAGATAACGGAATTGATTTTTACGTTCTTCGCCATGTTGATTGCTCCTTTACTCGACTTTTAACTCATAGCCGTTGAAACTGATTCTGCCATAATTCGACGGAATGGCAGCCACCGTCACTTTGGAAAGGGCGGTATACCCGCCGTCTGCCATGATGACCTGTTCCTGAGCTTCTGGAATGATACATTTTTCCTGAAAGGCAGCAGAGGGTGCCTGCGGCATGGAAAGGATGCCGACCAGGGTATTCCGTTCATGTGCCATGCCCCATCACGCTCCTTTCCAGGAAAAAGTCTCTGGCCGGGATGAAGGTATCGGTATAACCGTTCTTCCGCATGAGCTTCATCTCATAAACGTAACGGCCGCAGGCCAGCGACTGTGTATCCTCCGGCCGGAAATGGAGTACATATCGTTCCTGTTCCTGCCGGATGCCCTGTCCCAGGGATTTCGTGAGGACAGGTTCTTTATCCGTGATGAAGCGTTTCAGCGTAAAGATCAGGCGGTCACCGTCACCTAAGATAAAGACACTGCCCGTCACCCGGTCCCGGATGGTCAGGTCGATTTCTGCCGAATCACCTCTTGTTAAATGAATCCGGTTCTTTAGTACAAAAAAGCTCATCGCCCTCACCCCTGTTCATGTTGGCGCTGCTCCATCACATCCAGGCGGTGATGGGCATGCTCTGCCGATTCTTCGACCCGGGACAGCCGTTCGGCCATCTTCTGCCGCTTCGCTTCCGTATCCGTCAGCTGCCGGCGCAGTTCAACGATGCAGTCCCGAAGACCCCGTACCGATTCATTGAGCGGCTTGATGACGCTAAAATTAAAGATGATGCCGCAAAGCATCAGGACGGAAACCAGGGAACCTGCGACTTGCATCCATTCGACCATAACGTTCACCTCCTAACCTGTCCGTTGGAACATGTAGACCACCAGCGATGGCTGCATATTGTTGTGAGCCTGTCCCCCGCCTGCCCGGGAAAGGCTGTGGGAATGATTGCCATCCCAGGAGGTATGGCCATCCACCTGATTGCCATGCCAGCAGCCGTCCCCATAGCCGACAGCGACGGGAGCATCGTTGCCTTCACAGGCATCCCACTGGAAATTACGGGGCAAAGCACCACAGGACCAGTGGTTATGGCCACCGGCATTCCCTACACTGTGATCATGAGGCGGTGCTTCCTGGAGACTAAGAGTGTGCTTTTCTTCACCCAGCTTATCGCCGGCTTTATACATGCTCCCGCTGTCAGCCGTCCCGGCACCAATCAGGCAGCGGCCCATGGCAAAGGCCACCCAGGTGGTTCCCGGCCAGTACGTTGCTGGGTTCTTACCATCTACGGAAATATAAACCGAGCCTGTGGGAAAGGGGCAGGCCTGGATTTTAGCCACGGCTTCTTCGTCCATATCGGCATAGGTGACTTTCCCCCAGGTTCCATTGCTGTGCAGGACGGTGTTCATCTTGCCCGCTGCCGGGGCTGGTACGACACCACTCTGGCCGGACGTCTTTTCTCCGCAGCCGGCAAAGTCCGGTAAGGTAATATCCCGGGTACCGTCAAAGAGTACCCGGTGAATCTTTCGCCCTGTCTGCAGCTTCGTCGCACTGGTGGCATTGCCACTGATGCCGCTGGCATGGGCCTTGGCATCGGTCAGATGCACATTGATGTCCGCCGCCGTCGCCGAGATGCGTTCATACAGACGGGCATCGTTACTGACAAGCTGAGAGACCGTCCGATTCTGCTGGTTAAAGACAACTGGGTCTTCGGCCAGATACTGGGGAAAGCACACATCGTAATCGAGGGTATTGTCCACGGCTTCACTTGGCCGCACTTCCTGCCCGGCACGATTCGGGAAATCGGCAGACCATTTCTCTTTGCTGTATTCATCCATTTGTCGTCACTCCTTTCCCGGATACGATGGTTGCCGTCGAGAAGGTGGCTTCCCCGTTCCAGTAAATCTTGCCATTCCAGGAATAGCCTAGATAGATGGCATAACCCAGATGGGCCGGCTTATAGATGTTGAGCTGCGTGATGAGTTTCTGCAGCGTTTCTGTATCTTTGTCGTTCATGATACAGTAGACCTTGAAGTAATACTCCTCATTGACTTCTTCGATGTGGCCTACACTGTAGAGGTTGACGATAGATTCCATGAAGGCCTTTGTCGAGACGTCCGTATGCTGTAGTTTGAAGAGGATACGCTGACGACGAAATTCATCGGTTTCACCGTCACTGGGCCGGATGCCAAGGAACGATTCAAAGAGCGGCAGTGCCCAGGTGGCCGTACTGACAAAGAAGTTATCCGCCAGGTCCTGCAAGGCTAAACGAATGCGGTCATGTTCCTCGTTGCAGGTTTCTGCCGCGTAGCGGAACATCGGGTCCCTGGATAAGAAATGCGGCAAATACTTCAGGATATCCATCCGGCTCTGCCGCATCCAGTCATTGGCTGACAAGGTTC